CGGAGCGGGCGGCGAGGGCCTCACGATGACAGCCGCCGACACCATCCTCTTCCTCCAGCGGTCCTGGAGCCTCATCCAGAACCTGCAGATGGAGGACAGGGTCCACCGGATTGGCAGTGAGATTCACGAAGCCATCCACGTCATCGACGTGATCACAGAAGGAACAATCGAGGAGGATCAGATCGTGAGAGTGCAAGCCAAGCTGGCCCGTCTGGAAGAGGTCCGTCGCGACGGGCTGGACTTCTCAGTCGCCGGCCCGGATGATCTAAAGGTGGTGACATGATGCCGAACGCAGTTGACTACGCGAGCATCGCCGATCACCCGCTTCGGGCGATTCCGCAGACGACACTCGGCTACTTTCGTCATGAGTTGCGAAAGGTCATGCTGACTGGCGACATGCAGATCAGTAATGATGAGATGGTTGATCCGATCGCGGACGCGCTGTTGATGAGTGCCATCGAAGCATTGGATGATCGTCGTCACATCACGCTGCCGTGGTGCATTCGTTGTGGTGCTCTCATCGTCGATAACTCAACGTGCTTGCGTGCTCCTGATGGCGGTGTGCATGAAGGATACAACGGTCCGCCATTTGCAGTCCGACAAGGGCACAGTCTTCATGAGAATGGATGTCCACGCGCTTGTCCACTACCTGACTTTGATCCAATCTGCACCTGTCGTCGGGTTAGATCATGATCGTCGCATTCGACTTCGACGGCACGATCTGCGACAGTATGGGCGGGTTGGAAGACCTCGCCGTGGACGTCATCGGTCGGTACTGGGATGTCGCCGATGAGAATGTGATCCGGCAACGATACCGAGAAACATCAGGCGACCCGTTCGATGTGCAGTTACCGCGGATCATGTGCTCGACCGGTCGTGAAGTCAGTCTCGCCGTCGCTGCATACGCCGCTGAGAAGTTCGACGTGACGATCCGGTCCAAGCCGAAGAAAGAGACGATCGCTGCAATTCACCAACTGATCGCCGCGCATATCGGCGTGCACATCATCTCGTCCACCACGACACCGATCATTCGTACTTGGTTGCGAGAGCACCTCGTGCAGCTCGAGTCACTCATCCACTGTCACGGCATCGACATGGGAACGAAGATCGAGAATCTCAAACGGTGTCAGCCGGATTGGTTCGTCGGCGACAGCTTCAGCGACGCGAAGAGAGCAGCGATGCTCGGCATCAAGTTCGAGTATGTCGACATCCACGAACACATCGACACGCTCTTACGTGAGGTGCTACGTGAGCGCTGATGTCTACCGCGAACTCTTCGTGGACTTCTGCCGGGCCGAGCTCGCGAGCGGTGGCCCGGACCCGCAGGTGACGCTTGTCGGTCGCGCTGTCCGGGAGCAGGGTCTCATTCCGGCGGAGCAGGCCGTCTTCTGCGGCTTGTTCGTCGTGCCGTACACGGTCGGTTCGGGAGCTGTCCTTTGGCACCTCCGTCAGACCGGCATCACGGATTGGGCGTCCTTCCTCATCGAACACAAAGACGGGTTCCCGATGCGACGTGAGCGGCGGTCGGTCTGGGGTGATGACCGGCGGAAACTGATGGAGTCCGTCGTCTCGTGGATCGATTGGTGCTACACCACGTCATCCGATGAGGTCCATGCAATGACGTACGATGAGTTGTACATGAGTATCGGCAAGCGGGCGAAATACTTCGGCCGGTACGCAACGATGAAGGTCATCGAGACGATGCACCAGGCCGGTCTTCAGGTCGCACCGCAGTCATCGATCGTCGCGAAGGGAGCGAAGTACCCGCGGAAGATGCTCGCCCTGATGTTCCCTGAATACGACGACCTGATCAACTCGAAGGACAATCGACCAGAGACTTTGGCCTGGTTGAATCAACTCGCGCTCGCGGCGTCGGCTTGGACTGAGCAGGACGTGACCTGGTTCCAGCTCGAGACTCTCCTCTGCAACGCACGACAGAGTCTCGACGGCAAATATCCGGGCCGCAGTCACGACCGCGAGCTCGCGCACTGGCGGAAGGCGAACGGGTACTTCAACGAACGAGGCATCGTCGACCTCCGACAGGTTGTTCCGTTCTACCGTCTGCGCCTTGAGTTGTTTCCGCCTGAGTATCTCGGCGAGTACGGCGATATGAAATGGTGGGGAGCACGTCCGGATCTCGAAGCGGCGCAGAAAGAGAAGGTGAAGCGTGCCCTGGCACATCGATACGAATCTTGAGGTGTGCGGCACACCGACCGTCAAACAGGTCGAGGTCTATCAGTGGACGGCCTGCCTCACGGTCTGCACCAAGTTACCGCCCGCCGATGTACGACGCAAACTCATGTGGTGGCAGCACGTCCCCGTGACTGACGGCAAAGGTCTTCAGGTCGATGATTACGTCCGGGCCCGCGACTACGCGCTGGCGATGTTGGATCACGGCCACCGCGTCGTCATCAACTGTCTCGCCGGCCGCAACCGATCGTGTCTAATCGCTGCTCTCGTCCTGATGGAGCGGTACCGGATCGACGGCGCGAGTGCCGCCTACATAGTGCGTGCTCGCCGGCCAAATGCCCTTGTCAACACAGTCCACTACGAGTGGCTAGAGAGTCTGGAGGCTCGAATATGATTGAACACCGACCGATGCGCAGCTTGAAGGCCGAACTCAGTGATTGGCTGGATGAGGACGTCGTCAAGTTCATCAAACGACGGCACAAGAACGACGGTTTGACGTATACCGTAATCGCCAGAGAACTTCGTGAAAGCGGATTTAAAGTTAGTGAGGGCACGGTGTCTGAATGGGTGCGCAAGAGCTGGCGGGAGGGCTGATGATCCTCAACATCCGCGGCTCGTCGTGCAGCGGTAAGTCAACTAGCCTCTACCGCCTCCTGCAGGATTACCCCTCAGTCGAGGTCTGGGAGAAGGTCGGCTGGAATAAGGTCAAGCCTCGGCAAGTCGGACACCTCCTCGCCGGCGGCCTATTCATCGTCGGTCCGTACGCGCCAACGGCGAAGACCGGCGGCATGGACATGTTGATGCCCGGCAAGACCGAGTTGGTCACACTCTGGCTCGAACGGAACTGCGCCATCTACCCGCACGTCATCTTCGAGTCGATGATGGCGAGCCTCGCGATCGGTCGCTATCACGAACTTCGTAAGCGCCTCGACGTGACGTTGGGCGTGCAGAACAGCATCACGTTCGCCTTCCTCGATACGCCGCTCGAGGTCTGTCGCGAGCGTATCCTGTCCCGTAACGACGGGAAAGGGCCGACGGGGAAGGGCATCAACGAGGAAGCGACCGTCGATCACCAGTGGAAGCGAGTCCGGCAGATCCGCGAGCGCTTCACGGAGAAGAAGGAGCGCTGTGAGACCCTCCCCTGGGAAGCGGCGTACGAGACAATGATCGCTTTGCTGATCTCTGGGGGCTGGGATCCATTCTCGACCCCGCCGCCGGCGCACCCACGGATCCGTACCCGCTACTCGCTGGAGGACGTCTGGAACGAACTCCACACCAAGGGGATGCCAGACAGCGACCCGGAACGTGGTCAACGCTTCCTCAACGAAATCGAGAAGCACAGAGTGAAGTTCCCGTCATGAGCGCTCGCGACGACTACCCAGCCTTCGCCCCACTTGAGCAGTACGACGCGATGACCAGGGAGATCAACCGACTGCGGCGCTGGAAGACAGAGGCGCTCGAGGTGCTGAAACACTGGGACGCGGTCGGCGAGTGTTTCGATCTCTCCGGTCACCTCGGGGAGTACACCGCCGACAGCGTCCTCCAAGAGGTCACAAGACTGCAAGAGAAAGCGAACAAGCCCCCCGACCAACTGACAGAGCAGTTGGTCGAGGCCGCCCTCCGCTTTACCTTCCGCAACACGCTGCGACCCCAGGCGGACGCCGACGAGAAGCTGTCGGCGATTACCCGCATTGCCAGCGAGATTCAGCGACAGTGGCACCCGGACAAGCGGTGGGACACCGGGATATGAGGTACTTCACCAACTCAGAGATGAGCACCTTCCGCGACTGTCGTCGCAAGTGGTGGCTGGGGACGTATCGGCGACTGAGGCCGCGGGCGAGGAAAGTCGTAGGGCCAGCGCCCATCGGTACTCGCGTGCACCAATCACTCGCGCAGTGGTACGTCCCGGAGGGCGAGGAGCGGGTGGACCCGCGGGAAGCGCTCGAGGCAATCATCACCGCGGACCGCGCCGACCTCCTCGCGGGTTTCGGCGAAGACGAGGTCGCGAACGGCATGTTGGTAAAGGACTTCGAGGGCGAGAGTGACCTCGTCCGGGCGATGATCGAGGGGTACGTCGAGTGGCTCGCGGAAACCGGCATCGACAGTGACTACCGCGTCGTCGGCAGCGAGCGCGCCGTCGAGTACCAGTTCGCGGACGGACTCTCGATCGCAGGTCGTATCGACACCCTGCTCGAGAAGGTCAGCGACGGCTCGCACCTCGGCATGGACCACAAGACCGGCGACTTCGGCGCCCTCGTGAAGACACTGCCCATGGAGGAGCAGATGCTGCTCTACGAGATACTCAGGCGACTGACGACCGAGGGTCGCAGCAGCGGCATGCTGTTCAACATGCTCAGGAAGGTGAAGCGAACGGCAAGGGCCAAGCCGCCCTTCTACGAGCGTCTGCCGGTGCCGTTCAACCAACACCAACTCAACAGCGCGTGGTACCGGGTGATGGCGATCATCAACGACATTCTCGCTGTGACCGCTCGGCTTGATTCAGGGGAGTCTCACCTCACTGCGGCGTACCCCCGACCGAACAAAGACTGCTCGTGGAAATGTGAATTCTTTGCAGTCTGCCCAATGTTCGATGATGGCAGTCGCGCTGAAGACATGATACAATCTCTATACGTCGTCGGCGATCCCCTCGACAGATACCCGGACCTTACAGGAGGGACCGCCGATGAGTGATGGTTGGAAGTACCGTCCCATCTTCATCGCTGTGAACGGTCCTGGGCCGTGGCCGTGCTACCTCAACGCCTGTGAGGATCTCGTCCTACCAGACGAACTCGCCATCCATCACCTTGATGAGAATCACGAGAACAACGAACCAACGAACTTGACCGCAATGCACAAAGGGTGCCATAGTCGTCTGCATTTCGCAGGCGTTCCTCGATCAACCGAGACACGAGCCAAAATCTCGGCGGCCAAGACAGGTAAGAAACGACCGCCAGTCACAGATGAGTATCGGCGCAAGATGAGTGAGATCAAGCGCGGAGTCAGACTCACAGACGAGCACAAGCAGAAACTATCCGACGCAACTCATGCCTATTGGGCGCGTAAGAAAGGAATCGCATGACGGTCGATCTGAGGACGCTAAGCATCCTCGTCCATGCTGAGTCCAAGGTTGGGAAATCGACACTGGGGGCAACATGTCCCGCGCCAATCTGCATTCTGGACGCCGAAGGTGGCACCAAGTTTCTCCCCGGCAGCACGTACCTCAGGGACAGACTAGGTGGCCGTCCATTCACGATCATCCCTTGGGAACCATCACAGTCACCGCCGATCCCAGATGGAACGTGGGATGCCGCCGTTGTCACAGTCCGTAGTTGGCAAGATGTCCAGTATGCATGGCAGTGGTTAGCGCAGGGCAATCACTACTTTACGTCCGTCGTCGTCGACTCCATCACTGAGATCCAACGCCGTGCCAAGGCGAATCTGAAGGGCACGGAGGCGATGATGATCCAGGATTGGGGTCAACTTCTCACGGTCATGGACACCGTCATCCGCGGATTCCGTGACCTCACGATCGACCCGTACAATCCGATCAGAGTTGCCATGTTCGTCGCCGAGACTCGACAGATTGACGGCAAGTTTCGCCCATATATGCAGGGACAGATCAGCACCAGCCTGCCATACTGGATGGACGTCGTCGGGTACCTCTACGTCGACCAGGCACCGGATGCAAACGGACAACTCACGCAGATCGTCCGCAAATTGCTCGTCAACCAGACTCCTCTCTTCGAAGCCGGCGAGCGAGTTCAAGGTCTTGTCGGACCGGTCGTCGACAACCCTGACATCTACCGCATGCTCGAACTCATCTATCCGCACTATGCCGCGCCTGCACAAGAGATTCAAAGTGCCTAAGTCTCACCGCGTGTACTTCAGAATTCACGGTACTGGACCATGGTCGTGTGAAGATTGCGATATCATTCTCATTGAACTTGGACGACGATCGGGCCAGGGACAGATTCACCATATCGATCAGGATCATCAGAATGATGTCATCGAAAATCTTGCTCTTCTTTGCCGATCGTGTCATGCGCTACGTCATCGATATGATCGCGCTCGGCCGAGTACTGCTAAATCTCAGCAGAAGACGAGCGCAAGTCTGAAGGGGCATCCGGTATCACAGGAAACCCGTGACAAGATTGCTGCCGCACAGCGCGGTCGCGTATACTCAGAAGAGCGCCGCGCCGCAATGCGCGCTGGGTGGGCGTGCCGAAAGGCACATCTTGCGCAACTACCACAAAGGAGTGATTCCAGTTGACTACGATTGATTTCGGTGCCCTCATGAAGGAGGCTGGCGAAGGATTCCAGCCGGTCCCGTCGGGACCGTACAACGTCCAGGTCTCGAAGGCCGAGGCGACCACATCGTCTACGAGCAAGCCGATGATCAAGGTGCAACTCAGGATCGTCGGTGGACCGCACGACGGCCGACTCCTCTTCGATCAGTACGTGATCACGGCCGGTAACCCGAACGCCCTGTCTTTCTTCTTCGAACACATGGCCGCCTTCGGGCTCGACCGCACGTACTTCGCCTCGAATCCGCCGTTGGAGCAGGTCGCCGCCGCTCTCATGGGCCGACAAGTTGCTGTCAGCGTGGGCATCAAGCAGTTCAAGGGCAGTGATCGCAACGAAGTTCAGGCTTACAGTCCAATTACCGGCGGGCAAATCGGTGTCGCCGCCACGGCAGGATTTGGTCCCGGCGCTGGCATTCCGCAGGCAGCGCCCGTACCGCAGGTCGCACCGCCTGTCGCACCCGTTCTGGTTCCCCAGGCGCCAGTCGTCGCACCAGCCCCCGCACCCGCCGCAATGGTCTGGGTCATCGACTCCGGAACCGGGCAGCCCATGCAAGTACCCGCCGGCGCACCAACTCCGGTCCCGTCGCAGACGCCAACCGTCGTACCGCCTCCGGCCGCGATCGCGCCACAGGCCCCGGTCGCCCCGCCGGCCCCGGTCGCACAGATCCCGCCGCCAGCGCCGGTAGCACCCCCCGCTCCTGTCCAGGAAGTGCCGCAGCCTCCGGTCCCGCAGGCTCCCGTTCCTGCGCCGGCGCCGGCTCCCGCGCCCGTCCCGTACTCGGCGGGCGACGAGGAGCCGTTCTGATGGCGGACCTCAAGCCATTACCGATAGACATCGATACGGTGTGCACTTCGTCCAACTTCGAGGACGTCGGCGACTTCCACCGCAAGTTCGACCTCCACACCAGCGATCGTGATCCGGGGCCCATTGATGTCACGACAGAACTCGTCGAATTCCGGGTTCGATTTCTCACAGAAGAGCTCGACGAATTCCGTGACGGTATCGCACTAGGCGATCACGCCCAGATGTTCGATGCTCTCATCGATCTCGTCTACGTCGCGATGGGGACCGCACACCTCTTCGGCTACCCGTGGCAGGAGGGCTGGGACGAGGTCCAGCGGGCGAACATGATGAAGTTGCGGGCGACGACCGCAGATCAATCTCTCAGGGGCGGCACGTGGGACGTCGTGAAGGGACCGGATTGGACGCCGCCGGACATCGCCGGCATCCTGAAGGAGGTCGGGTTCGAATGAACTTCGCGAGTTATCGCGTTGTGGCGATTCACGACAATGCAGTCGAACTCTGGGATGGGGAGTCGAAGATCGAACCAAATCACCCGGCACCGGCGACGATGATCTGCCCGGTCGGCAACCCATACGCATTCCAAGTCGACGACGTCGTGGACCTGGTCGTCGTACTACGAGAACGACCGGAGGTCCAAGAGTGAGTCGCGTCTACATCGCATCCAAGGCGAAACACGGGCCCCAGTGGGTCGCACTTCGCGATGCTGGTATCACCATCACCTCATCGTGGATCGATCTCTATGAGTCGGACGCCATTCAGGATTGGCGGCAATTCTGGCTCAGATGCATCGCAGAGGTTCGTTCTGCGGACTACCTCATCGCAGTTCATTTCGAGGGTGACGGACCATG